AACGTAGATACTATAGAGGGGCAGTATTCGGTCACCAGGCCTAGGGAGCGAGAATTTCCGCTTTTTCCAGGTGTAGGTGTCGAAGAGGTATCCTCCCCAACCACGTCGCCGGACCTTGCGGGTCCGGTACATGTGGTCTTCGGGGTTCATCAGGTGCAGGTGTCCGTCTCCATAGCCTTGTGGGCCATACAGACGAACGTGCTCAGATATCCAACTTTCCACTTCCTCCGCGAAGTCCAGGTGAAACCTGGCAACGTATTGGTTGTGTAATCGGAAAACATCCGAGCACTTTAACTTGTCCTTGATGAAAAACGGACGTACATCAAAGCCCGAAAAATAGTCCCCACCGCAAGACTCTCGGAACGCCCCGGTCCAAAAGGATTTCTCCATGTTTACGGAGAACCCAGCAGATCGGAGCACCAGCAGAGCTTTTGGGACGGCTTCCGTGGGAATGATGATATCATCCCCATAGACGCTCGTTATGCTAGAGCAGCCGGGCAGGCTCGACACTAAGGCCCAGAAAATCAGGGTCTCAAGTGCAAAGGTAAACCCGTTTCCCATTGAAGAGAACTTTTCCAGCGGGAAGCCCTCACCCTCATATTCGCACATGCTAGTGCGCAAACACGAAAGGAGGTCATACCAGTCAGTCGGCAGTAAATGCCGTACTAGTTCGACAGAAATACTGTCACTGGCACTACTTAGGTCCAGCGTTGCTAAGGCGCCGGTTAATGATGCAATCTGAGCCAGGTTTTTGTTTTTCGCCTGATCAGTTACATCAACCCCTTGCCGTTTCAAACGCGCCGCCATGAGGCGACCGACCCCTAACTGAAAGAAGCTATTCAGCCAAGGTTCGATCATCACTGTGCGATCGGTCTTCCACGATTTCGGGACGGTGACCAGCTTACCGCTATGTATCTCGACGGTAGCTGTTACAATCTCGCTGTCTCCTTCAAGGAGATGCGGAAGGGACCCCAGAGCCGAACTAAGCACTGGAATCATATCACCACTACAAGCGAGCGGCTGCGAAAGTTTTTCCTTCGCGCACGCCATTCTTCTTGGCAACTGAGTCGTCGCCCCAGGTCCGAAGTATCCAACAAGCTCGTCAACGTCCGGACACGGCCCGAGAACGCGGTCAATTTTCCGCTGAGCGGCGTGAAACACGCCTTCAACGTCGGGATGGAATTTGAATCCTCCCTTAGACCACGATCGGAACGCTTCGTTCATCAACTTGCATTGGACTTCGGTTTCTTTGAACGTGTCTACAGCCACCTGCGCCTTCCTAATACCCACATCGATGTCCTGCCTCTTTGAGAAAAAGGCACGGATTTGAGATGCGTGGTAGATATCCTCTTTCAGGATAACAGTAGGGACGCCGACAGCTTCGCCAGAAAGGCGATATAAGGCAGACACATCAAAACTACACCAGTCATGAACGCTAGCATCAATGCTAGGTAAAACGTCCCTGACCGCTTTTGAGCAGATTTGCTCAAGGTGTAGCCTGGCAAGCCTCTTAAGAAGTTCATTACTGACCTCGGTAGAAGCTTCCTCATTCCAGCGGGTAAATACTCGCATAACTCTCTCCCTAAGAAAGGAAATCGCTCATCGGAAAAAATCTCCTTTAAGCCATGGATCGGCGCTCCCAGAAGGTTTAATCTGGGTTTGCGCCGGGAACGACCCTTTCGGATCACTCGAGCCGACTGTTAAGTCGGCATCAGCTGCTGCGAAACCGCTTCGTCGAAAGGACCCGACGTCGCGGCTGCCACAGTGGTGCTGACGTTGTTCGAGAGATTCGTCAGAATCTGCTTCGCCAGTCGGCGGCTAGTTACTGTGCTCCGGGGATGCGCATAGGACACCCATTCTTCGGTATCCTCAAACGCAACTTTCGGGGCAGCTGTATAACCGGCCGCGTTCTGGCCCGAGATGGACTCCATCACAGGCACGACCACGCGAAATCGCGTTTCGATCACACCTGACTTCAACACCTTCTGCCGACATTCGGCACGAACCTGCGCTTCGGTAGGCAGGGCCGTAAGGCCCTCGCGCCACCTGGCGACGATTCCGCCTTCCGCCTCAGTTTTGGAAACCGAGACGGGTAGCAGGGTATGAGAGACAGGCGTGCTGGCACCGTCAAATACGGTGATTGAGGCTATTGCACTCATGATTTAACTCCATTTATGCCAGGCCGGGTATCAATCCGACTTGGGCCGCGTCCGCGGCAGGGGTAGATTAAAGAAAAGGAGGTTTCACCACCATTGGCAGCTAGTCCAGCCTCTTCAGCTTTTGACGCATAAGAGCGAGAGAGTCAATTGCATGACCCCACGTAGCGAGCGACCCAAAACCCTTAAAAACAGGGAGCGGGACCTCCAAAGACGTCGATATACTTCTGGTAAA